TACATTTGTCCTAGTGGCGTTCCACCTGCCATTTTTCCTCCTTTTACAAACAAAAAAAGCCCAAAGAGGCTTTATGCTTCCATTTCTCCAAAAATGTCAGCCAGATCTAAAGACGCATTCTCGGTTTGATCTTTATCAAGATCAATTATTCCGATCAGATCTTCCCAGCTTAATTCCATCACATCGTGGACATTCATATTATATGGTCCATCGGAGACTTCCTTGACAAATTTGTAGAAACGTTTTAATGCGTTCTTTGGATCTATTTTTTCCCCTTTGGGTCCACATCACCCACGAGATGAGCGTAGATCTCTGTAAATACATCAATGATTTTAGCAAAATCAGTATATTCCAACAGTTGCTCTACAGTCACATCCTCAAACAGAGATGCGATAAAAGCTAATTGTTGATCTAACTTTTCAACTTCTGTCTTGTCAGATGTGAGCGAGTCATTTAACACAAGATAGTCACGATAGTCACGAGTAGTAATCTCTTTACTTGAGTGGACTACATCTTCACCGTCTTTGTTTTTCATAATAAATGTAATTTTGGCCATTTTCATTTCCTCTCAAAAATAAAAAGCACCTTTGTTGGTGCCTTTTCTATTTAGTCCAAGTACTGCTTCCAAATTCAATTTTATTGACATCATTATCCGAATGGTCATTATCCATCGCATAGACTATAGCTATAGTTGCTTCTTTCCCTGCCTGTATAACAACGCTTTTTTTTGATTGGATAGCGACAGTGTCATCGTTAGATATAACAGAATCATAAGAAAGGTAGTTCCCTTTATCATCGCTCGCAAGGAATTTACCTGGGTTAAATTCAATATTCGATGAGTCGTTATTTTTTATAGTTAGCGTTGTCGTTACCGGGATGAAACTTTTAGAATCATGGTTCATTGCAAGTATTCCAGAAGTTTGTTTTTTTGGTTCGCTGACAGCAATTTGAGTTTTGTCAAAAAGTGCTTCGTTACCAAATTTATAATTAACTGGATGATTTAGATCATACACAAAATTAGTCGCTTCCAAGAACAAATCATGGTCTGCGTTTGACACAAATGTAGAAAGTTTGTCTTTTATTTTGGTGGCCATGTCTTTATCTTCTTTTACACTCGATAGTTCCTTTTGTGCCTTGGATAATTGGTTGTTAGAATTCACGAGTAGGAGAGCTAGAGTGATTGAAACCAAAGTGATCAAAATTGTTAATGTCAATAAAACTGTATTTTTCTTATTTTTCATATTAAAACCTCCACAACTTATTATATCAATAATTGTAAAGGTTTACAACGATATAAAGATAAATAAAGGGGCTAAATGCCCCAATTATTATCCTGCTGCTGCCATACCGAGTTTTGCTTTCAATTTCTTGATTTTTGCTTCATCGCTACCAAAGTACATTGTACCGTACTTGTTCTTGGTTTGCTCATCAGTGCTTGCGCCTGCAGCGAATGATACATCTGTAGTAGCAAGCTCATCAGCTTTATCTTTGATCGTGTTAAGATCGATTGCATCCATTGACAGATTTCCTTTGTAGAATCCATAGTAAGCTCCACCACCATCTGGAGTGTTTGATTCGAGCAAGATAGCGACATCTTTTGAAACTGTGTCAGCCCCAAAGTCAAGGATGTCATCATCGTTTTCATAGCCGAGAGCTTTAATGTAAAGCGCTACTGGAATGTCCAAGAGACCAAGATCTACTTTGACATCTCCAACCCCACGGTTGTTTACATGGTAAGCGATGTTGCTTCCGAATGTTTTTGTAGGGTCAACAGCAAGACCGGAGATTTTTGCGGTTTGAGTCGCACCTTCTCCTTTTTTACCTTGGATGATAAAGAGGTTTTCTCCCTCTGTGATGGTTTGATTCCCATCCAAAATTCGAACTGTAAGGCTTTTAAAACCAACTGTAGCAGTTCCTTGTTTTTGTTGTGTCATATTAAATTTCCTTTCTAATAATCGTCATACAGCTTGCTCTTCCCTTTGTAAGTTCTAGCATCTGCATAGCGTTTGATTTCAGGGATCCATTCATCTAGACCCCCAGCGATTTGATAGAATCCTTGTGACTCCATCACCTTTTCGACTAACCCTTGCAATTTTTTGCATTCAATTCGGTTTGTCGATTCGACATTGATTTGATAAAGAAATGTTTTTGAAAAGCTTGTATTACTTCCCTGGTCACTTTGGATAGGTGGCCCTAGTGGGATAATAACAATACTCGTCTGATCTGTTGGTAAAGTTTCAGGACGCTCAAATGATTTGATAGTGATTTTAGAAAGTTCCTCATCGCTCATCAGAGCATCATATATTTCTGATATCTTGTCTTTAATCATCCAAGCCCTTCTCCTTTCAATTTAGTTGCTAACCTATATTTGAATTTTTCTTTGTTGGCTTCCGAAAATCTTCGGATAACACCGAATCCCCTTGGATGGGCCTTTTTTGCATATCCGAATTCATTCAAATGCTCCAACCTCCAACGTGAACCAGCACCAAAACCAAGCTTAACCATTGGCACTCCTTCAAAAGCACCCGTTACATTTCCGACTGTTGCGCTTTCGATTGTTTCTCCGGTTTTTCTGAAAACCTCTAGAGCTACTTGAAAGTCTTCAAGCGTTTCAGTTGCTGCGCCTTTCAAAGCTCTATTCGCAGACCTTCTCACTTTCGCATCGCCAAGCTTTGCTTCTAAATTCCGGATGACTTCATCGAAGCCTCTTAATGTAGCGCCACTAGTCATTTGATCCACCAATAACAACAATTAAATAATCACGGTTGTCATAATCGGGACGAACATCAATGATCTGCCATTTTTTATTTTCTAATCGGTGATCATTTACTTGCACGAAATGCTTATTGTCAGGTTGATAACTTGTTAAAGGATCTCTAATTTTCAAGGTCATCTTTGCAGTCATTGATTTTCCTGTTGAAATTTCGATATCCTTTAAGCTAGGTGAGTAGATTTTTGCGAATGTATAAAATACTTTCTCAAAGCTCACATCCCGGCCATCTAATCCTTCAAGTACTTTTGAGTTATAAAACTCTACTGGAGTTCTTAATTCGCTTGTATTGGTCTCTGGCTTCTTGTATTTAAACTCAGGCTTATTCATCTTCCACAACTACATCTTCGTTTGGATTTTCCGAAGCTACTAAATCGTATTCTTTAACAAAATCAGGTAATTTCTTCATCAATTCGTTTTTTCGATCATCATCAACTTCAAAAATGTCTCCAACGTGTCGGACAACATTTTCTTTCAAGTCAAAGAAATCTTGGATTGTTTCTAGCACTCTTTTCCTCCTATTGGGTGGTTTTGAAGTGATAACTCAAGGAGTTCTCCTTGAAAATTTGCAAAGAAAAACTCGACCTGATCGTTGTACAAATATCTTGCACGTTCCAAAACAAGCTCTTCAGTGCGAGAATCTGACAAATCAAAAGCTCCTGTTAAGTCGAGAATTGCTTTTTCAGATGAAGTCAACATCCTTGAAAGATTCCCGTCTTCTGCATCATGAAAGATTTTCATCCGCTCCTTGAATGTTCCTAGAAGCGGATGAAGTTGTTTTGTTTCTTCCATTCGGTGTCACCACCTATTATTTGATTTCCAATTTCCAAACAGCAGCGGTCTTTTCATCGTGAGCCTTACCGTAGGCGAATTGCTTAGCAGTGTAGAGGTTCAAGTCTTCAAGAGCGTAAGTTTCTGTGAAGCGTCCAAATTCAATACCACCACCTACAAATGCATCATAGCGGCCTTTGACGAATGTAGTCACTTTACCAGCGGTTTGAGCAATTGACTCAGCCAAGATCAAGTTGTACGGCATTGCTGTTACATACGTTCCCTGAGCATTTAGGGAAGTGTATTGTTTTTTAACATCCCATGCGTCTGTTGGGTTGACAACCATCACGACATTTCCTTCAACCGCAACTGGATTACCATCAGATTTAACGGAGTGATATTTGTAAACATTTGTCAATTCTTTGACAACTGTTGCAGAGTCCACAAATGTAAGTTTTGCAGTTTCAACAGTTTTTTCTGCATAAGTTGTTTTGTTTCCTGCTACAGTACCTGTAAGAGTGCGAGAAAGACCGATTGGTTTGCCATCTCCATCTCCGTTCAAGAAGGCGGCTTCCAAAGCAGCAGCAAACGCTTCTGTGATTTGAGCAGATACAAATGCTTGCAACCAAGCAGGACCGAATTTTTCAGAGTCTTTAGGAATGACTACAAATGCAGTCAACTTGTTTTGAATAGCTTCTTCTTCGTTGAAGGCTTGTTTCAATTGACCTTGGATTTCCCCATTGATCTTGCCCCAAACAGCTTCTCCAGTTTGAGTTGATTTGAGGAATTTAAGGCGGATACCAGCATTGCGCAATCCAATATGTTGCAAGAGCGGGCGAGATTTTACCATATCATCAAAGATACGGTCAACGGTTTCTTGTGGGAAGAGTTTTTCTACTCCTACAGGGGCAGTTTTGTCGATGTCGTTGAAGAATTCACGGGCTTCCGCAGTCAATTTAGCATCATAAGGGTTCATTGCTGAAACTTCCTCATGAGCAGCATGACGAGCTTGTTCCATCATTTCATTTGTCATCGACTCGATCATTTCATTGTAGAGTTTCGCTTGTTCTTCTTGAGGCGCACCATTTGCCACTGCGTTCAAAAAGTTCTGACGAATTTCGTTGAATTTGTTTGATAATTTCATTGTCATTATTATTTTTCCTTTCTAAAATGCAAAAAGACCGAACCCTTTAGGTACAGCCTTGTTTGTGTTATTTTCTGGACTTTCTGGAAGGGTGAATCTTTTCTGTACAAATTCACTATTTTCAAAAGTCTCTTTTGCAATCTGTCGAGCTTCTAACTTATTAGCTACCAGCTCAGCGATTTTATCGACATCTGGAGTCATTGCTGACTTCATCTTATCGATAAAATCATGTGGGATCATTGGAGTTTCGCTTGCAGCAAATGTAGGAGCAATTTCTCCAGCGAACATGATCCTGTCAGCAAATCCTTGATTTACTGCTGATTCAGCATCGAACCAGGTAGTCTTGTTCATCAGATCCAATAAATCGTCCAATGCTTTTCCAGTTTTATCAACATAAGCATTTGCGATTGACTTATTAAAACCTTCAAGCACTCCAGCTTCGTGAAGTAGAGTGTTGTGGTCTCCGTCAACTCGTGATGACACGTTGTGAATCATGATTTGAGCAGTAGGGCTAATTTCTATGACATCACCAGCCATTGCGATAACACTCGCTGCGCTTGCAGCAATGCCCACGATCTTAACAACTACTTTCCCTGAGTAAGACCGTAATGCAGTATAGATTTCACTACCTGCATACACATCACCACCGCCAGAATTGATGTGAACTTCGATGTCCTCACCAGTTTCCGGAAGTACTACATTTTTAGGAGCGGTACAGTCCCAATCAAGCCAATCATAAAGCCAAGCATCATCGTTTGACACGATTGTTCCTTTAATCGAAATCACTTTCATCTTCTTTCTCACCTCCCTTCTCTACATCCTCACCAAGTTGATAGTTCTTAGTGATCAGAGGCTTGTCGCCCCACGGTACAGCTTCAAGGCCAAGTTCCTCACGGACCTCATTGATAAGCATAGAACCGGAAGAAATCAGCTTGTCAATACTTTGAGCAAGCGAGAATTTGTCTCTTTGCCCTTCACCAATAATGACAAGGCGCTTATTGTCTTTGTACTCATTTTTGCTTAGTAAAGCAAAGTTCAGACCATCGCTCATTTTCTTCACAAGTGACTGGTAGCAATAGCTATTAAACATCTTCTGACTATTTTCCAGATTAGCCATGTCTCCATGCATCAGCGCAGTTGGAATCCCTAAGATGTCGGCCACCTCGTCATCAAATTGCCTACGGAGCTTCTTGAGCTCATCTACGGATAGGTTCGATGTCCCGGTAGTGTTTGTCAGCTCTGAGTATTCCATTCCTTCTTGAGCTGGGACAATTGCTACTGTCTTTGTCGTAAATGATTTAAAGAGACCGTCTGCATATCGTTGCATCTTTTCACGTTTTGATTCGTCAAAACTTGCATTCGTTCTAGTGCTGAGTACTCCACGAATTTGATTATTTCGCGCAAGTGCTTCAACCAGTCGAGTGTGTAGTTTTTCATAATCATTGAAGAGTTGAGTAAAATACTCTTGAAGACGATTGTTGTTATATTGCAAGAAAATAACTTCATTCATTTTGAATGGTTTCTGGAAAGTATAGTCTTGACAACTCACAGATGTGAATGTGTCATCAAACACAGCATATTTCTGTCGGATGTATGAGTCGGCAATCAATAACTGATCATCATTCGTCAAGAAAATCAGTACTTCATTCTTGGTCAATAAGCGGTAAACCGCCTTTTGCCAAAACTCAGAAGCAGATTCATTCTTGTTGGGTCTTACATTTAGCAGATAATCCCAATCAGTAGCCTTCTTTTTTCCATTCTCAATGAACTTAAACTCAGACCTTGCAAAGATGCGGGCCACAAATTCAGC